TGAACCATTCAGTTGTGAACCATTCAGTTGTGAACCATTCAGTTGTGAACCATTCAGTTGTGAACCATTCAGTTGTGAACCATTCAGTTGTGAACCATTCAGTTGTGAACCATTCAGTTGTGAACCATTCAGTTGTGAACCATTCAGTTGTGAACCATTCAGTTGTGAACCATTCAGTTGTGAACCATTCAGTTGTGAACCAACTATTTGTTTTTTAATCTAACATACATATCTGCAGTTATTGTTGCCAATCTTAGTGTCAAACAGTATATAATAATTGAATATATTAATACATAATCAAATTTTATATCTTTATCACTCATCAAATCTAGCATAAAATATATCTCCATTAAAAAAACAACCACAAATATTACCGTTATCTGATTTGAAAATCTTTTAAATTCACCATATATGTTGTTTTCATGTATTATATCTTCATATTTGTGATATAAATAATAATAGATAACAAATATTACAGACAAATAGGCTATAATCGCAATATATTTAGGTATCATGTTTTTACTATTTCCACTATTTACGCTTTCTATATACATGTTTACAATCAATGAAACCATTATAATCATTAAACCCGGTTTGTATAAACCTTTTTGTTTCGTTGCATATAATAAGGTTCCTAGTCCATTGGAAAATATTGTCATCTTTTGTAACTCTTTTTTATCATTATCCATCTTTATTAATAAGTTATATTTTATTATTTTATTATTTTATTATATATAATGTTCCAAGAAAACAAAAACTACCTATTTGAAAGAAAAAATGTTTCTATACATTCACAAGATAGAGATATAACAAAATGGCCTAACTCCAACGAATTTGAAGTTAGACTACCTATACAATATAAAAAAGTATCTAGTATTCAACTCGTATCCATACAACTTCCAAAAAAAACACATATTATATCAAACTATAACCAAAATACTAAAATGAATATCGACATATGCAGCAACCCCTATATCATAGAAATTGATGATGGGTATTATACTCCCGAACAAATGGCTATTGCGATTGAAACAAAACTAAAAGAAATCGACGGCGGAATGAACGTTCATTATAACGACATTAATACGTCATTTTATTTCAGTCATACTAATACTGATGCCTCATTTAACATAAAAGCATCTAACGTAATCTCATATTCTAATATATGTCCTACTAATAATGTACACCAATACACATTTAATTGGGGACTTCCATTTTACCTAGGATTTGATAAAAAAATATATAGTTCTACCAGTGGAACTTCACATACTATAATAGGAAGTGATAATTCTACAGCGACCATCCCAGATACATCGCACGTTATTAAAACACCTAATCCAAGTCCGATATTGGGTGAACAAGATGTTTATCTTGAATTAGAACACTATAATTCAATAGACGAAATTGAACCATATTCCGTTGATATCAATAACGACATTACTGATATATCATATCTATCTTGTGTAGCATTAGCTTCATTACGCGGAGAACGTTCAGGAAATTATAAACATATTGAAAATAATAACATTACTCTAAGAGGTAAAAAATGTTTGAATAAAACCAGTAACGATTATAATGGTGTATATAATTCATCGTTTGCTAAAATTCCCATTTCTATTGAAACCGGAACCTATGTATTACATGATAGCTCATTTTTTACAAGTTATTACTTTTCTGAACCACCATTAGAAAAACTGTCAAAACTTAAATTTAAATTTAGATACCATGATGGACGCCTCGTAGATTTTAAAAATTATCCTGTTAGCATAACCATCCAATTGGGTATATTACGCGAGGAACATGATAAAAAAAATACATATAGAATGTCTAATTCCTTTGCGATATAAAACTAAACCATCCCACCAAAATTGCCTATTTCTGAACTTTCCTCTTCCTCTTCCTCTTCCTCGTCATCGAGTGGGCAATCCCACGTATCAAGACCATACTTATTAATTAAGTTAGCCTTGTATTTCTCAGCTTTCTTGTATTTTTCTGTCGCTTCCTTCTTTATCTTTCCAGGTTTTGCGGCACGCTTTTCATTGTTGTGCTCATAGAAACATTCTAACCATGTTCGTAAGTCATTTCTTGCCTGTTTCTGTTCCTCCGACATTTTATTTTTTTTGGTTTGCCCCGTGAGTTTGTCCATAGCTATCTTTATTTTACTTAAAGACGAATAACTCTCAAAACAACCCTCTACTATATGACTATAGAAATATGCTATTATAAAGGACGGAAAAAATACCATCGTCATATATCTACTTATAAAAAAGAATGGTTTCATCGCAGCACGATTTACTTTAGGATTTGGAAATACTATAATTTGTGTTGAAAACACAATAAATATTAATAGTGTTGTTAAAAATGACACCCAAATTCCCTTTAGTATACTCGTTGTATCTGTATTATATAATAGGTCATCTATGTTTAATGATGTAATGTGACGTATGATTAATATAGGTATTATTACAAGACGTAATAATATTATTGAACCATAATATAAGGATAATAAAAATATCATCTTTTTTCTTTCACGACAATCCGCCCCTTCCTCCCAGGCCGCGCTGCGCAATTTTTTTCTTGCTTCACGCGCTAATGCTACATTGCTTAGTATTGGTCCAGGTAGGGTTTTTTTTTGACCTTCGACACTAATACCTGCTACTTCGAGTATTTTGTGCGGAATAATATTTCTTAAAAATAATGTAGGAATATCTATATAATCCAACAACCACTTCCAGAATCCATATAACTCGTCTGGTGGATTATAGTCTGCTTCACTACTGGAAAACCATGAACCTGATAATAGTTTTCCTATTATACGAAGAGGCCAAAAAATAAAGTTTGAAAATTTTCCTTTTTGTCCAAATTTTGCCATGAAATTTGTTATTTTTGTAAATACTCTATCTAAAGGTTCTTGTATCGAAAACAAAAATTCCATTAATCTACCTGATGGTTGCGTGTTTCCCTTATCTTTATATGAACCTGACTTAACACCTGTGCATGCAACTATTATCCTTACATATCTTACAAAACTATACACTATAAACGTTATTATACCCGTGATAATCGGTCCCGTTTTTAAATTAATAAATATTATACCCACTATAAATAATGTAATCATTATCTGCAATATTACTCGTATTGCAACTCCCATGTTTTGATATCCATATGCTCCTACTAATGGAACAAATATAAATGATAATGCTAACATAAAAAAACAAACCCATAATATTTTTCTAATATTTTTATCTACCTCATCTTTAATGTTATCACTCATTTTTTGTAATTTTTTATTTTTCTGTTTTGACGAAATTTTAAACCAATTCGCCCACTTCCCACTAGAAACTAAACTACCTATAAGATAAACATACTTTAATGGTTCCGCTGCTAACATTATCGTAGATGTTAATTTTTCTATTACATCGTCTAATACCAAATATGCTATTAGAAAAAATGGATGTAAATAACATACTGGTATTTTTATACCAGGCATTTTAAACAATGGATTATTACTATCAAACGGCAATAATGTATTAATTAAAAACTCTCCTATACCAACAAGTAAATCACTTATTATTTTGAAAAATTTAGCTAATTCGTCAAACATCTTTACTATTAATATATTAATATATAAATATATAAAATATACATTACGTCTCTAAATAATCTAACACTTTTAGCAACAATTCCTCCTCTTTTGTTAGTTTTTGAAATACTATATTTTCATGCAATCTTATTTGAAATATTCTATTCATATAATTCTTGCATTTTATATGCACACCAGTTTCCTCTATCTCTATACTCAAAATATAACCACCATTTGTTAGCTTTATTTCATCCACATCTTCTTTAATCGATATCCATCTTACATAATTGCCCAATTCTAAATCCGGTATCTCATCCACCAGTCTATAATTAATTAATTTTTCTAAAAATACATCCTGTTCCGTCTCTGATAAATCTAAATCTACAAGTATCGTTTCTTTAAATTTAGCAATTTTATAACTATTTAGCTTTATAATTGAATTATTTTTTCTGTTTTCTATAGCAGCATCCAATATTTCTTGTTCATCCATATTAGGTTATATTAATATTATTTTATAACCTTATAAAATAATATTACATGGGAACATCCTTATTAACCGACCCATCTAATAACATAATTATTTTAGAAAAATTAAAAAGAAAAATTAAAGAAATTAATACAATAAAAAAAAATATAACTAATCTGCTTTTATATGTTTTAGTGTTTTTTATACTACTTGTATCCTTCATAATCGTCTACATTGTTACTTACAATAGAAAATGGTTGGGCAGAATAAAAGTAAAGTCTTTAGTGAAAAATAATTTACCAAGAACTACCCATTCCTAATGCCGCATTCGCCGCCATCGGTTCATCGTCACTCGGAATTAAACCTATACCCGATGCACCTTGTGACGGATCTGCGTCTTGAATGCCTACACTTGACATCTGTTGCATCTGGGGTATTTGTGTACTTGCCGTACCAGGTGTAGGCAATAAATGACTTGCAAAATCATTTGTTACCGGTTGCATCGGAACATGCGATAATGGTTGTGATACCATAAAACTATTTGCATTACTGTTAATGTTGCTAACACTATACTGCTTATTTGTAAATTTATTTATAAACCCTAAACTATCCAATATTATATTTACCTTATCGCCTAATTTTGTTTGAAGACTTAATATTATAACTAAAAATGGGATTACAAATCCCAACATATTTATTTCTCTGTATGAAGTTTTAGTATATGTAGGTAAATATGTTACTATCCGATGAATAATAATCATTCCTAAAAATAAACCTATTACCTGAATAAGCATTTCAAAAATTAATGTCGTGTAGTGTTTCGTCTCATCCGCCTCAGGTATGTAAATTTGGAAAAACTTATTTAATATTACAACTAAAATAAATGATATCAATGTGTATTGAAATAAATTTAATATCTCATTCTTACTATCTATGTCAAATTTAAATACATGATTTACAAATGTATCTTTTATATCTACTCCTGTTTCTTTCATAGCTTCCATATGTTTTATCAAAAGAAATTAAAAATAAAAATACATAATATTTAATGAATAATAACTTGGACGAATACCAATATATTAATTTGATACAAACCATATTAGAAAAGGGATACAATGAGTCCGGGAGAAATGGTAATGTTAAAGCTATATTTGGAACCTCCATGAGATTTAACTTATCTAATAATAAAATACCTATTCTTACTACTAAAAAACTTGCTTGGAAAACATGTTTAAAAGAATTGCTTTGGTTTATAAGTGGTTCTACAGATAATAAAATTCTAAAACAAAAGAATGTTAAGATATGGAACGAAAATGCCTCTCGCGAATTCTTAGATTCTCGCGGATTGCAGCATCTGGAAGAAGACGACCTTGGACCTGTTTACGGTCATCAATGGAGGTTTTTTAATGCACCATACGATAATTGTAGAACTGATTACACAAATAAAGGTGTCGATCAACTTAAATATATTATTGATTCCCTAAAAGACCCTAATACCCGAACCTCACGACGATTAATTATGTCCGCATGGAACCCGCAACAATTAAACCAAATGGCATTGCCTCCTTGTCATGTTTTAGCACAGTTTAATGTATTTGATAATGATAAATTAAGTGTAGCATTATATCAAAGAAGTGGCGATGTAGGTTTAGGAGTTCCATTTAATATAGCATCTTACGCGTTTCTTACACATATAATTGCTCATCATTGTAACCTTAAAGCAACTGAATTTGTTTATTTCTTAGGAAACGCACATATTTACGACGATCACATAGAAACCTTAAAAATACAAAAAAATAATATTCCAATGGAATTACCTACTCTCTCAATTATTAATAAATATGAAAGTATTGACCAGTATTCAATTGATGATTTTGTCGTTGAAAACTATAATCATCATAATGAATTAAAAATGAATATGCGAAAATAATATAAAATTATTTTATTTTAGTAATATTATAATGGCAACACTCGCAGCAGCTAAACGAAGAAGAACACCAGGAGTTCCGGTTAATACACCTGCTCCCGGACAACCTAATTTAATTACATCTAATACCGCAACACAACCAACAGGACAACTTACTCTTCAACAAGCAATATCACTTGTAGGTGGTAGAATTACAAAAGTAGAACAGGTATTAAACACTAATATGAAGGAAGTTGAAAATAAGTTCGGTCAACAAGATAATTATATTGTTGAAAATTTACCTGATATCGATGCAATCAATGTTGCTTTTGAAGATATTAACAAACGTTTATTAAATGTTGAATATACTTCTGGTTCTGCCTCTGCTTCTGGTTCTGCTTCTGGTTCTGCTTCTGGTTCTGGTTCTGATTTAACATCGATGAAAGAAACTTTAAATGGACACGAAGAATTAATTAAAACTATGCAAACTAATTACAATGAAAAATTAGATTTTATCGAAAATTCTATTTCTGCATTGGACAATACAACCAAGGTTGTTTTTATGGAAAGCAACCTTAATAAACTTATGAGCGAGGTTTCCGAACTTAAAATCGCATTAGAAGTTAACCCCAATGAAGAACTGCAAGGTAAAATCTTAACCATAGAAAATAAACTCAATGATATAGCCATTAGCGAAGGCAATTCAGAAAATAACAACAATAGTGAAGAAGTTGCGAACATGGGAACCCGTCTTGACGAAGCAGTTGAACAAATAAATAACAGATTAAATCAAATTGAAGGTAATATCGTTGCATTCAACGAAACATTTAATTCTCGCCTCGAGGCAATCGAAAATAGCGACGCAACTCAATTAACCATAGAAGACCTCAATTCACGTATAGATGCTTTGGAAGTCGCTGATAGTTCGTAAAATATTTCATAAATAATTGTAAGTAAATTTTAATGAACAATTTACTTACAATAGTTATATTCTGTACTGTGTTATATATTTATTTACACGTATATTTTCATATCAAAAAAAGCAATGATTTAGAAGTTTATGAAATAGTACAACCTTCTAAAAATAAATTAGAAGAAATATGCGACCTTAAACAACCTATCGTCTTTAACTATAATAATCAAACATTCATTGATTCATGCAACCCCGACTACATCAATAATCTTTATTACGCATTCGATATTCATATTAGAGGCAAAGAACAAACCGAACTATACACTAAAATACCACTCGGTAAAGCCATTAAACTATTCAAAAAAGATAAGGAGAATACCTACATAACTGAAAATAATCATGAATTTCTAGAAGATACAGGCATGATTAAAGTATTTAATCATAATGATGAATTTTTACGACCTTTCTTAGTTATTAATTGTAAATACGATTTTATGTTTGGTTCTGGAATTACACCCTTGCGATACAATATTAACTATAGAAATTACTTCTATGTTACAAATGGGAAAATTAATATTAAATTGTGTTCGCCTAAATATACTAAATATTTGTATAAAAATAATGACTATGAAAATTTTGAGTTTAGATCACCAATTAATCCTTGGAATGTAGATAAGAAATATAAAAATGATTATGACAAAATTAAATTTCTTGAATTTACTGCAGAAAAAGGCACCATCATACATATACCTGCCTATTGGTGGTATACCATAGAATTCATTGATGACGCATTCGTCTCCGTATTTAAATATAAAACCGCATTTAATGCCGTGGCTATGGCACCTCAACTAATAATGTCTGTTTTACAGTCACAAAATATTAAACATAAAGTTCTTAAAAAATTAGATATTTAATTTAACTCTTCTATATAACCTGGCAGTGAAGATAATAACATGTTTGGTTTATCTACCCAGCGGATCTTTAACGGAATGTCTTTTGCTAATGGTGCATTTGATGTCCATCTTTCTTTATTACATACCACATATAACTTTCTTATACGACTCTCTATACCCCCCTCATTTCTCGGTTGTACATGCTTTACCGCCCATTCAAATTGCATCGCCTGTATCTTATCAGCAAAACCTTCTATCAAACAAATATGCTTCCATCCCGGTCCTTTCGATGTAGTATATTTAGCACCACCTTTAATCTCTCCATTGTGTTGTCGTAATCTTCTTTCGGGCGTAGGCGATACACCAGCATATGTATAATTATTATTTTTTATAATATAAAAAAACCATTTATCCATTTATTATATAATATAAAAAAAATATTCATTTATTTATTTATTTATTTATTTATTTATTTATTTATTTATTCATTTATTCATTTAGAGCGGAGTACGATTGCCACCACCCTTCTTTAGCGGTTGATTACGACTTTTATAATCGGCCGTCCTGCGAAATACCAGTTTATTTGTGTTCTTATCGTTCTTATTTTTTACAATACGCATACGCATTGCGTCAGATTTGTCCGACTTAATATTTTTATTATCAATAATAGTATCAATATTGATACTAATATTATTAGTATTAAGAATTTCAATCATAGACATGATCTTAATGATGGTGAGTTCAGTGTTAGAATACATAGTTGTTTGTTATCAGTATATTTAAACTGATTAATAACTTTCAATTTATTTTTTAATTGACAATTTTATTATATCAATTATAGAGTTGTTATAATATGAAAAAAAATTATATATTTATCGGTCTATAATCTATTATATCTATTCTATCTATTCTATCTATAGCGGAGTACGATTACCGCCGCCCTTCCTGAGCGGTTGGTTACGACTTTTATATTCATTTGCCCTACGAATTACAAGCGAATTTGTGTTCTTCTCGTTCTTATTTTTTACAATACGCATACGCTTTGCATCAAGATTGTTTTTCTTTTTATTATCACTAATCTTATTAAAATCATTCGTGGCAATTCCAAAAGGCGGATTGCAAACAATTACATATTCGCAGTTACGATAATTTCGCTGTTGTTGCGTCATACCAGCGAAGCATTGAATCATCGTCTCATGTGGGGTGAAGCATTGATTCATCATCTTGCGCTCGTAGCACACCACCTCGTCAGAAATAGGATATGCGTAGACCGGGTCGTCAGAAATAGGATATGCGTAGACCGTGAGTTCGGTAGGGTATGCGTGGACAGTGATGAGTTCGGTATTGTAAGACATGGTTGTTTGTTATCAATTCATTTAACCTATTTAGATACTTTCAATTTATTTTTAAATTGAACCTAAATACAAACTATTGGTATTGTAGAAAACCATTCCATGAATTATAGATTTATTTGTAATGATCGGAATTATGAGGATATCAAAATATATGATGACATATCCATGCAAAAAGTAGAAATTACAACATCCTATAAACTTTTTAACCATGACGTCTTTCATATAAACGAAAGTGGTGCTAATGTTATAACGCATTCATGCGTTAGATTATCTACTATGTCAGGGATTTTGATTCTTAAAAATAATAAAACTTACGGAAAAATAAACAGTAAACTACTATATAGATGTATTCCCGATGATAAACGATTGCCTATATTCCTTATTCCTTTTAATCTTGATACAAAAAAATTCTCAAAAGAATATATTAATAAATACGTCATATTTAAGTTCGCAAACTGGGACAATAAACACCCCATCGGTATGCTATCACAAGTTATAGGCAATGTTGACGTTGAAAACAACTATTATGAATATGTATTACATTGCAAATGTTTGAATACATCAATGAGCTATTTTAATAAGTCTATGAATCAACGTTTAAAAACAAAAAGTGTTGACCAATACTTTGATACCATTCTTAAAACTACGTCGCTACAAGATCGTCGCTCAATTAACGTATATACAATAGATTCAAGCAAAACACTTGATTATGACGACGCTTTTAGCATCGTAAATTACGATGATTATATTGTACTTAGTATATACATTGCTAATGTATCTATATGGCTTGATGTTTTAAATCTGTGGGAAGCATTCTCTAGACGCGTATCCACTATTTATTTACCCGATAAAAAACGCCCTATGCTACCTGTTATCCTATCTGAAAATCTATGTAGTTTAAAAGAAGGCGTTGATAAAATTGCATTGGTTATGGACATCAAAATTAAAGATGATATTATTGACATATCTTACCACAATACCATAATTAATGTAAATAGAAATATGGTATACCAGTCCGTTGAACTCCTTGAAAATAAAAATTATCAATACGCTTTTGAAATTACAAATATTCTAAACCAAAATAATAAACTTATAACTAAAATATCTACAAGTATTGAATTTGTAACATATCTAATGTTATTGTTTAATAAACATAGCGGTTCTGTCATGATTAAACATAATAATGGAATATATCGTGGAACAAAACATAATATCGTTTCCTCTACTTCATCAACAACAAGCAAGGCGCCAGACGAATTATCTGAATTCTTAAACATATGGAAAGGAATGAGCGGTGAATACACATCTTATGAGAATGTTAAACCTCATCTTATTCTTAAATTCGATAATTATATACATATAACATCTCCCATTAGACGCCTAGTTGACCTTTTAAATATTACTATATTACAGCATAATATAGGTCTCGTAAAATTCACCACCAATGCCTTACTATTTTATCAAAATTGGATCAAAGAATTAGATTATATAAATACAACAATGAGAAGTATTAGAAAAATGCAATATGATTGTTCACTTCTTCATATGTGCCTACATGATGAAACAATTATCGAAAAAATATATAAAGGATATATTTTCGATAAACTTATGCGAGATGATGCATTATATAAATATATGGTCTATTTACCCGAAATTAAAATGGTGTCACCTATCACTCTTCGCAATGAAATTGATAATTATGTTACAAGAGAATTTAAATTGTTCGTTGTTACAGGAGAAGATAATATTAAAAAGAAAATTAGAATACAAATACTAGATTAGAATACAAATAATTCTTCCAATTATAATATATATGTATAAGTACTTATTTCCATTGACCGGTGTTGTCATTGAATCTATGTCTGATGTTCTCTTAAAATCTTATGTGCAAAATAAAAACACTAATTTCCTTATTTAGGAATATTAGGATATTCATTAACCGCCAATTTTTGTCAAATTACTTAAAATACACAATCTATGAACATCAAATATATTGTGGTATATTTCACACTTTATTATATTATTTTTAATTAGTACATTTTATTTTAAAGAAAAATATAAAAAAAATGATGTGTTAGCATTGATGTTTGGTGCGTTATCACTATATTTTGCATCCCATAAACACAACTAATTATCTTTTATAAAGTGCTTGTTCATATACTTTTGTAAATTAAAATATGTTACTTCCTCTTTACCACAATCTAACAAATCCAACAATTTTGCATCCGGAGATATTATTCTACGGTTCTCTTTGTCCTGTAACGAATGCTCCTTGATATAACGTATCAAATACTGTGTAACTTCGGTGCGCGCTATAAGAGAACCTTCGTCTTTTTCCATAAACGTAATCAGTTTCTCTGTCACTTTCGCAGGTTTAGCAAATCCCGATGGCTTGCGTGTAACCTTTATTTTATTATTATCCTTTTTTGCTTGTTTAATCTGTTTTTGGAAACCACATTCCAACGTTTTTACCTTAGTTTGTATTAAAGATACTTGCTTTCTTAATGAATTTATTAACTCCATTATTTCCGCAGTATCTACATCAATCGTCATTAATATAAATTATATTAGACTATACCTTTTATATCAATTTATTAAAATAAAATATTTTATTTTAATAAATTATTTATTCTTCTACTTCACGCGAAGTATTCATAGACTCATCGCGCGTCCGGGTATTACGAGAACGATCCTCCTGCGGACCACGACGACGTTTCACAAGATACCACTCTTCACGTGGACCGCTTCCACGTACAAGAACTCGTTCGCGTGTATCGTCCCCCCTCCGCTGATAACCACCCGGTTTACCACCGCCACCGCGCGTTCGTTCTACACCGCGTTCTACACCGCGTTCTACACCGCGTTCTACACCGCGTTCTACACCACGTTCTACACCACGTTCTACACCACGTTCTACACCGCCCTCACCCTCCTTACTCTTTTCCGCACGAAGAGAGCGCGAAACGTTGCGCGTTTCACACATTAGTTGCCCGCCATCTAGTCCCGTAACCTCGCCAGCCTGAAATTTATGATCATTGCTTTCAGATTCTATTTTAGTAAAACTAATATATTCACCCTCCACAAGATATTTATATTGTTCAGACCCAACATTAATTGCTGTATGATGCACAAACAAATCTTCACCTTCCGTGTTTGTATCATCCGTGGTTACAGTGATAAACCCGTAACCTGCGCGGCTATTAAACCATTTAACACGTCCGCGATATCTTTCGCTTTTAGTTCCAATAGAGGGTGTTCCCGCATCCATACTCATATGAGTAATCATACAAATTCATCTTTAAGTATATTTGTAAAAATATTATCTATATAAATTAATTTATTATATATATATATATATATATGAAAAATTCTAGAAGAAGACAAAGACAAAGAAGACAAAGAGGTGGCCTCAACCCTCGTGACTTCATGAAAAATATATGGGCGTTGAGGGCCCCCAAGCCCAAATCCAAGCTCAATGCGGGTCCAACTGCTGTCGTTACAGGCGCTGTCGCTACAGGCGCTGTCGCTACAGGCGCTGTCGCTACAGGCGACCCCAGCACAGCAGTTGTGCTGGGGCCGCCTGTAGCGACAGCGCCTGTAACGACATCAGTTGTGCTGGACCCAACTGCTGTCGTTACAGGCGACCCCAGCACAACTGCTGTCGCTGCGTCCGCAGCGACAATAGGAGGCAGAAGACGCTTAACACGTGGTCGAAGACGCTTAACGCGTGGCGGTAAACGCTTAACGCGTGGCGGTAAACGCTTAACGCGTGGCGGTAAACGCAATAAACGCAGTAAACGCAGAAAGAATAGAAATCATCTTACTTTATGATAATTATAAATTGAATTAATATAATAACATAACAATTATATTAATTATTATGGTGACTGTATGCAATAACGATTTTGAAACGACAGAAGAATATAACCTAATATTCGGTAACTATCCATTTGAATTAAGTAATTTCCAAAAACATGCGATTAAAAATATTCGTGAAGGTAAACACGTTCTTATTACAGCACATACTGGTTCAGGAAAAACATTGCCTGCTGAATATTCTATAGAATATTTTGTTGGTATGGGGAAAAAAGTAGTGTATACCGCACCCATTAAAGCTCTATCTAATCAAAAATTTTATGAGTTATCACGACAATATCCTAATATATCATTTGGACTTTTAACTGGTGATATTAAAACAAACCCCGAAGCAGACGTTTTAATTATGACTACAGAAATCCTTAGAAATACACTCTTTCAAAAAAAACTCGTTGATGAACAAGAAAAAAGTATTACACTAAACTTCGATATGGATATTGATAACGAACTTGGATGCGTTATTTTTGATGAAATACATTATATTAATGATGCCGAGCGCGGTAAAGTATGGGAAGAGACAATTATGATGCTACCTAAACACGTGCAAATGTTAATGTTGTCCGCAACACTAGATAAACAAGAAAACTTCGCCAAATGGATATCTGAAATTAAACAGTCAGATGTTTATATTACATCAACCAATGAACGCATCGTTCCTCTGAAACATTGTTCTTTTGTCACTTGTCATTCTTCTATGATTAAAAATATGAAAGATAAAAAACTTGTTGAGAAATTTAATACTATTGTAAATGTTCCAAAACTATTTAAAACTAGTAGTGATCACGAATTTAAAGATAGCGTATATCATTCAGCAAACGAATTGTTAAACTACATTAAAGTAAATAAAGTATTTGTTAAAAGAACCTTCGTTTTAAACGAGGCAATCAAGTATCTTAAAAATAATAATATGCTTCCAGCAATTTGCTTCATATTCTCAAGAAAAACCGTGGAACAATGCGCCAATGAGATTTCGGTTTCCTTATTTGATAAAGATGATACTACACCTACAACCATATTGAACGAATGCCACTCTATAATGATGAAAGTGCCAAACTATCACGAATATTTAAACCTACCAGAATACAAAAACCTCCTAAAAATACTTAAAAAAGGTATTGCTATCCATCACAGCGGAATCATGCCCGTTTTTAGAGAAATGATAGAAATTATATTCTCAAAAGGATATATCAAAATATTGTTTGCAACCGAAACTTTCGCAGTCGGAATTAATATGCCTACAAAAACTGTGATGTTTACATCAATGAGTAAATTTGATGGTTATTATAATAGAGATCTGCTAAGTCATGAATACACGCAAATGGCCGGAAGAGCTGGACGCCGCGGTATTGATAGCGTCGGATACGTACTACACCTAAACAACCTGTTTAATATGCCAACCATTACAGATTATAAATTTATACTTAGTGGAAAACCACAAACTCTCACATCCAAGTTTAAAATACATTATAACCTTATACTTAACCTCATTCAAACAAGTGAAGAAAATAATGACAACATTATGGCAACAAAACTAACTAGTTTTGTAGATAAAAGTATGATTCAAAATGAAATAATGAAAGAATATGACTCTACGCAAAAACAATACGAAGCGGCACAAAATAATATGGAAAAATATAAGTTACTGCTTGATGAATGCGATACATCTGTAGATGTTATAAAACAATATATAGATATTCATTATAAAACCTTGTCAAGTAAAAATAAAATCCGTAAAAAATACACTAATGATATGCAAACCATTAAAACAAACAATAAGTCTATAGAAGAAGATATTGAAATATACAAAACTTACCAAGAACAAATAATTGCTGTTGAAAAATACGATAATCTACTGATTAACATTAAAAATTATACTTATGAAACCATTAACATGCTAATAACGATACTTAATGAAAACGGATTTATCGCATACGATGACAAAACAATAAAACTAACCGTGCAAGGTCTTAATGCTACGCAATTACAGGAACTCCATTGTCTCGCATGTTCAGAACTTATGCATAAGACAGACTTTCTTCAAGATTATTCCATTAAACAAATTTGCGCATTATTCAGTTGCTTCTCTAATATTAAATTAGGTGATGAGGATAAAAATCACTATAGCTCTATCGAAGATGAACAATTAAAAACTCTACTAGCTGAGCTAGAATCACTATACAATAAATATTTTGACATTGAAACATCGTACCAACTTGATACGGGTTGTGATTATAACCTTACATACGATATACTGGTTTATATTATGGAGTGGATAGATGCCGATAGCGAACTACAATGCAAACAGGTTTTACAATCACTATCCCATCACAACGTCTTCTTAGGAGAATTCATAAAAGCCTTGCTTAAAATAAATAATATTGCAACTGAACTTGAAAAAGTTGCTGAAATTAATAATAAAATTGACCTTCTACAAAAACTACGTTGCATCCCAAGTAAAACATTAAAGTTTATAGCAACAAATCAAAGTCTCTACGTGTAAAATATGCTCGTTGCCTACATAAATAATCTTATATTTGTTATAAGATTATTAGTTCCTACAATATTCATAATGAAATTAAGAAATCCTATTTAATTTCGTAAACTCAGTCTTATGGGATTATCTTATTTTTTTTTTTGAAAGTAAAATATTGAATTTGGACAAATATATTTGTCCAATTTGCCTATTTCCTTTTTTAGAATTAAAAAATTTTGGGATTTTTGGTTTATGAGCATAATGCTCTGTTTTGAAAAATCAAATGTTTTTTTTGTTACTGTACTTTTTTTTAATTAAATTTACAAAATTTAAAAATTAAATGTCAATGGATAATATGGATAACGAAAAGTTGCCGAAAAGTAGCCAGGTTTTTTTTACATGTAAGTATTGTGACTATTCAACGTCTAAATTATCCAATTGGAACAAGCATTTATCCACACTGAAACACCGAAGGATAACGATGGATAACAAAAGTAGCCAAAAAGTAGCCGGGTTATGTGATGAGACCATTCAGCGTTTCATATGTGGATGTGGAAAGACCTATAAATACAAAAGTGGTCTCTGCAAGCATAAAAAGATATGTTTACATGGGGAAATAAACAATGAATTAAATAATGTCAAAAATGCAGTTAATGAACAGATAGATAAAGATGCTTTGATACTTGAATTGTTTAAGAAAATGGATGAAAAAGACAAACAAATTTCTGAATTAATACCTAAGATTGGAAATACTACTAACAACACTAACCAATTTAATTTAAACTTGTTTTTAAACGAGGATTGTAAAGATGCAATAAATTGGACAGAATTTGTCAATTCTATAGAGATAGAAATGAATGCGTTAGAAAGATTAAAAGATTCAAATATTACAATCGGTATAACTAATACTATATGTAATAAAATGAACGAATTAGGCATCTATAAACGTCCAATACATTGCGTTGATCTAAAACGACGAAAGCTATTTATTAAAAATGATGAAGATTGGGAAAAAAACGATAACAAAGTTGATGAATTAATTACAAAATGTGATAAACAATTACAACATAAATATATAGCTTTAATTTCGGAATTAGAAAAAAACAACCCAAATTGGGTAGGCACCGAAAAAGGTATGGAAGAATATATGGAGTTGCAAAATAAGGTTTACGATACTATAGACAATGACAAATTTAAGTCTATGCTTGTAAAAGGTATATTAATACCGAAAGAACATAAAGACGAAGCAGTATAATTTAGATTTTATCAACTTTTTTAGGAATACATGCTTCTAATTGCAGTTTTTTTGAATTTTCTGAATCATTATTTATAATACTATTCATTAGATTAGAATAGTTTCGTTTGTTTTTTTTGGGTTTCTTTTTGTTAGATTTAATAGTATTAAGCAATGTAGTTGAATTAGTATATTTAATACTACATTTTTCAATCTCTTTGCATACAGAATCCATATTACAATTATTAATATATATTAATATATAACTCAATTTATAATTTATTTGTCTTAATTAATAATGGATATAATAAAACGATTACCGGATGAGTTGATTAGTTATGTTATCGAATATATCCCTAATTACCATATCATAAATAAATGGTCTAACACATCTATGTATCTTGATAAAACCAATTCTATTTTATATGTTATATCAATATCCCCATACAATTTTATAAAATATAGAAAAAGCCATATTCTTTACGTTATTAAGATGGTTAGTAAATATCCAAATACTAAATTACATCCAACTATTAAATGTTATTTGCATTATAAAAATATAGAAAACGTTGTAAAATTATCAGTAAAAAATGTCGATATACTTACTACATCATGGTATGTTAATAAAAAATATAAAGATATTATTTACTACATCTATCCGACAGCATCGGTAGTGCAAAAGTTATTTAATGGAATAATACAAATGACATTTATTTGCTTTTTAAAATATATATTGTTTTCTAATTTTAACCCAATCTTATTTTGTTTAGCATATGTAAAGGTTTTTTTCACGTGTCTTTTTATTAGACATGTATATGAAAAAAATATTTTATATTAAATTGAAATATAATAATTATTGATATGTTTCAATAACAAGAATGACGCAACAAAATCTATTTCAAAATGCTAAAATTGTTGGTGGTACACCTTATCATGTAGATTTCCCGGACGATTGGATCAATACCGAACACAACGAACAACTCGTATGTGATAACGTTATTATTCCAATGAAAACAGGACCGCGTTTTTGTGGAAATTGTTTAGAAATGGGTGTAGATGAGAATGGTATATTTGTAGAATACTGTTTGAATTGTGATGACTATGTTTATAATGGATCGCGTAGAATTTCAGTACGTTCAACCTCGGTTTACCAACGGGGCCTTGCAGAGATTCAAATCATACACGATTCAAGCACCACCACAAGCACCACCATCAGCGGTTTCGCAAACAGCACCACCAGCGGTTTCGCAAACAGCACCATCAGCGGTTTCGCAAACAGCACCATCAGCGGTTTCGCAAACAGCACCACCAGCGGTATCGCAAACAGCACCACCAGCGGTATCGCAAACAGCACCACCAGCGGTATCGCAAACAGCACCACCAGCGGTATCGCAAACAGCACCACCAGCGGTATCGCAAACAGCACCACCAGCGGTATCGCAAACAGCACCACCAGCGGTATCGCAAACAGTACCACCAGCGGTATTGCAAACAGCAATGTACCTTTGTTTGCAAATTATAATAATTTTACTTCAGATTATTAGATACTAACAAGCTATAAAAGGTTTTTTTGTTTATATATTATAAATGACGGTTAAAATATATAAATTAGATAAAAAAATAGATGACGATAAAATGGAAGAATTATCAGGGAAAATCGTATC